GAATAAGGCAACGCATAGAAGGTCTAAATATTTCTGACCTTGGATGGGGGACTGCCTCCGCACAAGCGGTCACCGTTTCTTTTTTGGTTCGTTCAAGCCTCACAGGAACCTTTGGTGGATCGCTGCAAAACTCCGCAGGGAATCGCTCTTACCCATTCTCGTACACCATTTCATCCGCAAACACATGGGAACAAAAAACCCTAAATATTGCTGGTGACACGTCTGGGACATGGCTCACGACCAATGGCGTCGGAATTGAACTTCTGTTCTCTTTAGGTGCGGGTGCAACATATTCTGGAACCGCAGGTGCTTGGGTAGGCGCAAATTACAACTCCGCCACCGGCGCAACGTCGGTTGTCGGCACCAACGGCGCCACCTTCTACATCACCGGCGTCCAGCTTGAAGCTGGCTCTGTCGCCTCGCCGTTTGAGCGCCGCGACTACGGGCGCGAGTTGATGATGTGTCAGCGGTATTACTACAAGATTGGAGCGGGCATAACCAACAGCATGCTGGGTGTTGGTTGGAATGCAAGCACTACCCAATCATTAGCGCTTACGACGTTCCCAGTAACCATGAGAGCAGCGCCCTCTGCACTAGAACAAACCGGAACTGCCGGGGACTATTCTATTTATCATGGCGCGGGTAGTGGGACGGCCTGTAGTTCAGTGCCTTCTTTCAGCATTGCAAATACAACCAACGCAAGAACGTTGCTGACTGTTGCAAGTGGCTTAACCGCAAACGGCGGCTCGATGGCGCGGGCGGAAACCACTAACGGATATTTTGCATGGAGCGCCGAACTATGACGTTCAAAATCCTAACCGTTCAAGATGGACAAACCATCTACGCCCGGATCGACGACGACGGCAAGTGCCGCTTGACCTGCACGGATCAATATCCGGAGTTCCAGAAGTGGCTGGAAGAAGGCAACCAACCCCTGCCTGCCGAGGAGTAAGCCATGAGCGTCGAAGTCGTCAAAGTAGCAACCACCGCACAGTACGGCGGCAGCGCCAGCGCCGTTTACTTCGGCCTGACTGCCAATGAGATTGCGGCGTTTGGCGGCTTGATCATCGCTGTCATCGGTCTGATCGTGAACATCTGGTACAAACACCAGCACCTAAAGATTGCGAAAAAGGAAAAGGATGATGCTTGACTTCATACTTGGCTTTGCCGTCGCTGCTTTGCTGGTCGGATCGCTGATCGGGCTGATCAAGCTCGGCATCTGGGTGCTTATGTGATAGATCCGATCACCGCATTCGCTACCGCCCAGGCTGCTGTCGCAGGCATCCAAAAGGCAATCAAACTCGGCAAAGACATCCAGGGTCTTGTCGGTGAGTTTGGTCGCTTTTTTGATGCCAAAGACGCTGTCCAGAAGGCCGCTAACGATGCCGGTAAGAAGGGCCAGTCAGATACCGGCAAGGCGATGGAAATCGTCATGCAGGCCAATCAGTTGCGTGAGATGGAAGAGCAGCTCAAGCACCAACTGGTGTATGGGGGGTACCCCGAACTCTGGGAGCAGATGCTCATCGAGCGAGCCAAGATTCGCCAAGCCAGGGAAAAAGCGGAACGCGAATCCAAAATTGCAAGGAAGAAGCTGGTCGCCCAGCGCCTTTTGGCCGCTCAAATTATCGGCGGCGCCATCGCTGTCATCATCATTGGCGTCATCATCATCTTTATCCTCCGACAGGCAATGGCATGACCCCTGAACTTCAGAAATATTACGAAGAACGATTTAGCATGTTCTCCCAGCAGGGCTGGATAGACCTGATAGAAGATGTTGACAAGATGCTGGAATCGCTAAACAATATTTCTACGATTGAGGACGGCAACGCCTTACAATTTCGCAAGGGCGAATTGTCAATCTTGCTATGGCTGAGAAATCTCAAGCAGATCAGCGAACGAGCATACGAGGAACTAAGTGCCGAAACGAATCTATGAATTCGCCTGCAAATGCGGGCAACGGATTGAGCGTCTGACCGATTATGAGTCGTTCAACGTTCAGTGCGCGTGTGGTGGAAACGCAACACGCATTATGAGCGCTCCTACTTTCAAACTCGAAGGTTGGTCTGGGCAATTTCCGTCCGAACACGGGCGGTTTGAGCGCAAACACATCGAAAAGTTGAATGCAGAGCGCAAAGCCAACTCATAAGCATGAGCGCCGAGTTGAATCTCCTACAACCAGATTGGCAGGAACCATTTATGTTGATTGACGAAGAACCGAACACGCCCAGCGAACTCGAAGTTGAAGAGACTAAGACGCCAGAGCTTCCTGAGAAATACAGGACAAAAAGCCTGGAAGAAGTCATTCGCATGCACCAAGAGGCTGAAAAGCTGATTGGCAAACAAGCCCAAGAAGTTGGGGAAGTGCGAAAACTCGCCGATGAGCTGCTCAAGCAAAGTCTAAGTTCTAAGCAACAACCCAGTCAGATTGAGGACGAGCCGGAAGTAGATTTCTTTGAGAATCCGCAGAAGGCAGTTCAAAAGACCGTTGATAAACATCCCGATGTGCTAGCGGCACGACAAGCTGCTGCCGACTTTAGACGGATGCAGACTCAGCAAAAGCTCTCGCAAGAGCACCCGGACTACGCTCAGTTGGTTCAAGACCCTGAGTTTGCAGCCTGGGTGAAAAGCTCACCTATCCGGGTGGGCCTTTACGCCAGAGCCGATAGCGAGTTTGACTTTGATTCGGCCAATGAACTGCTGTCAACCTACAAGCAGATCCGTGGCGTTAAGAGCAAGCAGACTGAAGATGCCGGTGAGGTAGTCAGGAAGCAAAATCTTAAGACCGCGCAAGTTGATGTCGGTGGCTCTGGCGAAAGCTCAAGGCGCGTCTATCGCCGTGCTGACCTGATCCGGCTAAGGATGACCGATCCGGCCCGCTACGAATCGCTTAGTGATGAGATCATCAAAGCGTACGCAGAAGGCCGGGTCAAGTAGACCACCTTTCTTTTTTTGGAGATTTGAACTATGGCAAACACCGCCTTTTCCCCCACTAATAGCGTCACCACTACTTCCGCAGCGAACTTCATTCCTGAGATTTGGAGTGATGAAATTGTTGCCGCCTTTAAGAAGAACCTTGTTCTGGCCAACGTGGTCAAGCGCATGAACTTCAAAGGCAAGAAGGGCGACACCATCAACATCCCCAGCCCCGCCCGTGGCAACGCCTCGGCTAAGGTTGCGACCGATGCTGTGACCCTGATCGCTGAGAGCGACACTCTGATCCCGGTTCTGATCAACCGTCATTTCGAGTACAGCCGCCTGATCGAAGACATCGTCGAAGTCCAAGCTCTGACCTCGCTGCGTTCTTTCTACACGGAAGACGCCGGTTACGCTCTGGCTCGTCGTATCGACACCGATCTGGTTCAACTGGGCCGCGCTTTCAACGGCGCTACCGTTGGCACCAACGACTACGCTACCAGCAACACCAGCACCAAGGCTTTCGTCGGTTCTGATGGCACCACCGCCTACAACAGCACCACCTCGAACGCTGCCGCGCTGACCGATGCCGCGATCCGTCGCACCATCCAGCGTCTGGACGACAACGACATCCCGATGGATGGCCGTTTCTTCCTGATCCCCCCGTCGAGCCGCAACACCCTGATGGGTCTGGCCCGTTACACCGAGCAAGCCTTCGTCGGCAACGGCGATGCGATCCGCAACGGTGAAATCGGTCAGCTCTACGGTATGGCCGTGTTCGCTTCTTCCAACGCCGACACCGGCGCTGGCAATAGCACCACTGACCGTATCTGCTTGATGGGCCACCGCGATGCGATGGTGCTGGTTGAGCAACTGGGCATCCGCTCGCAGACTCAGTACAAGCAGGAATACCTCGGTACCCTGTTCACCGCTGACACGCTGTACGGTGTTAAGGCTCTGCGTACCAACGCCACCAGCACCGCTGCTGACGCTTCCGCCGCCTTCGCCCTGGCCGTTCCGGCCTAATGACTAGCCCCCTGGCCACAAGCTGGGGGGCGTCTTTTTTAAGGAGATTGATATGGCTGCTGCTACCGCTGTTACTTCCCGTCGCGGGAATGATCAGTTCCGGGGTCTGTTTACGGACACTTGGGACGTTACTTGCACTCTGGACACGGCTGAAATTGCCGACCAAGCAACCGGCACTGATACCGTTACTGTCCCCGGCGTTGCCCTGGGCGATATGGTGCTCGGCATGTCTGCTGGCGTCAGCGAAGGCGGTCTAGTCCGTCGTGCTTATGTCTCGGCTGCAAACACGGTCACCATCGCCAGTACCAACACGACTGGTGCCGCTGTCAATTTGGCATCCACCACCGTGCAACTGGTAATCGCACGCGCTGTGATCTAAACCACAGGGGGCCTAGCGCCCCCTGTTTTTCTAGGATTGATATGGCAACCTTTCGCTGCCTCCAGAGTGGTAATACGGTGACGTTCACTCTTCAGCACGACATTGATTCCATGCGGGGTCACTCCGGTTACGTTCGTGTAGACGAAGACGAACCCCAAAAAGAGTTTGACCCAAATGCCCAGCGCGTAGACACTCCGTTTACTGCTCCTCAACCTATTGCTCGGCCTCGCGGACGGCCTCGTAAAGTATGAAACTCTTTAACGTCTGCCCCGTAGCCACCCAGGATGTGGCCATAAACCTGAAGAATCGCAACCACGCATTTGCGAAATTTGGTTATGGCCCGCCTAATCCTGACGAGAAAAATCACGCCTTCTGGATGAAGAAGGCCAAGATGTACAACGCACCCACAGAATCCATCATGGGTATGCTATGCGGCAACTGCGCCGCGTTTATTCAGACGCCAAAAATGATGCAGTGCATCATTGGCGGGTTGGAAAAAGATGAGAATGAGGGCGAGTTGTCCTACGATGAACAGTTCGTGAAAGCCGCCGATCTTGGCTACTGCGACCTGTTCCAATTCACTTGTGCAGCGGCCCGCACTTGTGATGCTTGGAAGTCTGGCGGGCCTATTACTAAGGATTGATCATGTACGGAAAAGCACCCAAAATGTCTAAGCCCAAAGCTCCGACTAAGAAGCCTGCCGGTATGCCGATGGCACCCAAGTTGCCCGTTCGCGGTCAGCGCACGATGACCAACAAGATGACTCGGGGAAAGAAATAATGTCTACCTTTCAACTCGATCCAAACAACGTGGCGATGGGTGTACCGAGCTTTGGTACCACGCAGATTTTTACCGTCACCAACTCCAGCGTTCAATCAACCGCATTTGGCGCAAACACCACCATGATTCGCTTGGCTTGTTCGTCGGGCCATTGCCATATTGCGATTGGTGCAAACCCAACTGCAAACCTTACGACATCGGCCATGATCCCCAATAATTTTTCTGAGATTGTTCGGGTCACCCCAGGCCACAAGATCGCGGTTATCAAGGACGCTGCGGTTACTACGGCAACACTTTCTGTGACGGAATTGGTATGAAAAAGACCAAAGCCGAAAAGAAGATCAGCAAGGTCATGCGCGAGTACAAGTCGGGCACCCTGCACTCTGGCCGGGGTGGCCCGGTCGTCAAGTCTCAAAAGCAAGCGGTGGCGATTGCCCTGTCGCAAGCTGGAAACGCAAAGAAAAAATGAAACCCGGTCTGTACGCCAATATCAACGCCAAGCGCAAGCGCATCGAAGCCGGTTCCGGCGAGAAGATGCGTAAGCCCGGCACCAAGGGTGCGCCCACCAACGCGGCCTTCAAGCAGTCTGCCAAGACGGCTAAAAAGAAGCCATGAAGACGCCCGCCTGGACGCGCAAAGAAGGAAAATCCCCCTCTGGCGGCTTGAACGCCAAGGGGCGATCATCCTATAATGCGGCTACCGGCGGCAATTTGAAAGCCCCGGTGAAGTCGGGCGACAACCCTCGTAGGGCCTCCTTCTTAGCGCGGATGGGCAACATGCCTGGGCCGGAGTACAAGGATGGCGAGCCAACTCGACTTCTCTTGTCCTTGCAGGCTTGGGGCGCGTCGTCCAAAGCGGACGCCAAAGCGAAGGCTAAGGCGATCTCGGCAAGGAACAAGAAATGACGTACCTTGAGATGATCAACGATGTGCTCACGCGCTTGCGTGAGACGCCCGTCTCCACCAGCGGCGAGACGACGTACTCGGCGTTGATCGGCAAGTTTGTAAACGACGCCAAGCGCCAAGTTGAGGACGCTTACACTTGGAATTCACTTGAGCAAGTGATCCAAGTTAACACGGTTGCGAACACCTACGTCTACTCGCTCACTGGCGCTGGCCAGAAGTTTCGTCTGGAAGACGCGATCAACGTCACCTCCAACGTGACGCTGCGTAACATCTCCTACGAGTGGATGAACCGTCGCCAGAACTTTGCAACGCCCGTCTACGGCATCCCGTCCGAGTTCATCTTCGACGGCGTTGACGGCAACGGCGACGCCAAGGTGACTCTGTACTCGCGCCCGGACGGCGTCTACAACTTGCAGTTCACGCTGAACATTCCGCAAGCACCTCTGACTTCTGACAGCACTTCGGTCTTGGCCCCGGACGTTTTGATTGTCCAGAACGCCTACGCCCGTGCATTGGCCGAGCGCGGCGAGGACGGGGGGCTGACCTCTTCGGAAGCCTATCAGTTGTACCGCCTGATGCTGTCCGACTACATCGCTTTGGAAGCCTCGCGCTTTCCTGACTACGACGCATTCCAAGCCGTATGAGCGAAGCAATCTCCACCTACAGCATCTCAGCGCCGGGTTTCTACGGCCTGAACACTCAAGACTCGCCTCTTGATTTGAATGCTGGCTTTGCCTTGGTGGCCAATAACTGCATCATTGATCAGTATGGCCGCATTGGCTCGCGCAAAGGGTGGACTCGCGTTAACTCCAGCTCCGGTAACCTGGGCGCTAACGACATCGGCGTGATTCACGAGCTGGTGCAGACGGATGGCACGACGACCGTTCTGTTTGCCGGAAATAACAAGCTGTTCAAGCTCGATGGTTCTAACGCTGTCTCCGAGCTGACCTATGGGGGCGGGGGCACTGCTCCGACGATCACGGCCAGTAACTGGTCGTGCGCTTCGCTCAACGGCATCACCTACTTCTTCCAAGAAAACCACAGCCCGCTGATCTATGACCCTGCGGTGAGCACCACGACGTATCGCCGCGTGAGCGAGAAGACGGGCTACGCTGGCACGGTGCCTTCTGGCAATATCGTCATCTCGGCTTACGGCCGTCTGTGGGTGGCTGACACGGCGTCGGACAATACGACCGTATCGTTCTCGGACATTCTGGCGGGCCACATCTGGACTGGCGGTACCTCTGGCACGCTGGACATTAACCGCGTCTGGCCCAGCGGCGCTGACAACATTGCTGGGCTTGCAGCGCACAACAACTTCCTAATCATCTTCGGATCGCGCCAGATTCTGGTGTACTCGGGCGCAACTGCTCCCGCCTCGATTACGCTGCACGATACGGTGGGCGGCATCGGCTGCATCGCCCGCGATTCGATCCAGAACACGGGCAAGGATGTGCTGTTCCTGTCCAACTCTGGCGTGCGCTCGTTTGCGCGTACGATTGTGGAGAAGTCAGCCCCGCTGGGTGACTTGTCCAAAAACGTGCGAAGCGACCTGATGAACATCATCAGCGGCGAGACGCTGGCCAACGTCAAGTCGGTCTATTCTGAGAAGGAAGCCTTCTACCTGCTGACGCTGCCATCGGTCAAAGAGGTGTATTGCTTTGACACCCGCGTCCAGTTGCAAGACCAGTCGTTTCGCGTCACGACCTGGGACTCGATTGAGCCGACCGCGCTGTTCTCTCGCAAGAATGGCGATGTGCTGGTTGGAAAGAACGGCTACGTCGGCAAGTACTTCGGCTATCAAGATTACACATCTGCTTATCGGATGCAGTACTTCACGAACCACGCCGACTTGGGCAACCAGAACGTCACTTCGATTCTGAAGCGCCTGAAGGTCATCGTGATCGGTGGCTCAAACCAGTTCGTCACGGCCAAGTGGGCGTTTGACTTCTCGACCAACTATCTCTCGTCTAACATGTCGATTCCGACTCAAGGCGAGTCGGAATATGGCATTGCTGAATACGGCGCTAACGGTGTTCCGGTGGCACAGTACGCGGATGGTGTTGCGCTGCAACAGCTTCAGACGCCAGCCAGCGGCAGCGGTAAGGTCGTGCAAACCGGCTACGAATCCAACATCAACGGATCTCCCATGTCGATCCAGAAGATCGAGATCCAGGCTAAAGAGGGCAAAGTATCATGAGTAACTACACCCAGAGCACGAACTTTGCGACCAAGGACAACCTGTCCTCTGGAGATCCGCTCAAGATCGTTAAGGGCACGGAGATCAACACCGAGTTCGCAAACATCGCTATCGCTGTAGCTACAAAGGCCGATCTGGCATCGCCGACGTTCACGGGCACGCCTGCTCTGCCTACTGGCACGACAGGCGTCACGCAATCGTTTGGCAATAGCACAACGGCCCTAGCCACTACGGCGTTTGTGCAGGCTGCACTTGGCGCGCTCTATCCTGTCGGTTCCGTCTACATCAACGCCACCAACAGTACCAATCCTGGTACGTTGCTTGGCTTTGGCACTTGGTCTGCGTTCGGTGCTGGCCGCGTGCCTGTTGGCTTTGATTCGGGCAATGCACTGTTCGACACTGCCGAAGAGACTGGTGGTAGCGCAGATGCTATTGTGGTCAGCCACACGCACACTGCAACGTCTACTTCTACGGTCACGGACTCAGGTCACATTCATACGACTTTGGGGTTTGGACAAGGTACCTCGTCAACCTTTGCGAACGGTGGAGGCAACGCTACAGCTAACGTTAGCACCGCATCTGCTACGACTGGTATCACGGTCGCTACGAGCACAACGAACAGCACGACTGGCTCCTCTGGCACCAACGCCAACTACCAGCCGTACATCACTGTATATATGTGGAAGCGGACGGCGTGAAAACGCCGGTGGTTTTTAGCGATGACTACACCCTGTATCTTGAAGACTACAACGGTTTTTGGTTCATCCACTGCGACTGCCGACGCTGGACGAATGAGGTAAGAAAGCGGATGTCAGAAGATCTTGTAAAAATTCAGACGGGTGACTTGTACGCCATCCACGAGATCGAAGACAGGAAACACGAGAAGTTTTTGAAGTTGTTCGGGTTTAAATTTTTGGAAGATTTTGTCGGTGCTGACGGTAAGGCCCGACAGACATATGTCAGGAGAGCATGATGGGCGTTGAAGCAGCAATCATTGGGGGAGGCCTTCTCGGAGGCATGATGCAAGGCAGTTCTGCCCGTCGTGCGGCGCAGATTCAAGCGGACGCGCAGCGGGAAGCCGCTCAGACCGCCGCTGAAGAAGCGCGTTTTCGCCCTGTAGGCATCACGACGCGTTTTGGCCAGTCAGCCTTTGAATACGGCCCTGAAGGCCGCGTCACTGGCGCTGGCTATCAACTCGCCCCCGAGTTCCAGGCGTATCAGAACCGTCTGCTGGGCCTGGCTGGCCAGGGTCTGACCCAGGCTGAGATGGCTCCGCAGCAGTTCGCACCGCTGACTGGCGCAGGCACGCGTCTCTTTGGCCTTGGCGAGCAGTATCTGGCCGAGACGCCCGAGCAGGTTGCGGCCAAGTACATGGCAAGCCAGCAGAACCTGTTGGCCCCCAGCCGTGAGCGTCAATTTGCCCAACTGCAAAACCAGTTGTTCCAGACGGGCCGTGGCGGTCTGTCGGTTGGCGCAACCGGCATGCGCCCTGGTGGCGGTGCAGGTCTGGGCGCAACTACCCCCGAGCTGGAGGCGTATTACAACGCCATCGCACAGCAAGACGCTGCTCTGGCCGCTCAGGCCCAGCAAGCAGGCCAACAGCAATTGGCGTTTGGCACGGGCCTGTTTGGCACCGGCGCTCAGATGTTCGACCTTTACGGTCGTGGCCAAGTCGGTGCTCTGGCTCCGTACCAAGCGTTCTTGGGCGGCGCGACGGGCTTGGAGTCTCTGGGCCAGCAACCGCTGGAGCTGGGATCGGCTCTGGGCGGTCGGATCGCCAACCCGACGGGTGCGAATGCGCTGTATGGCGGTGGCATGGCGGCGGCGCAGTCGATGTACGGCGCTAACGCCTACAACCCGTTTGCTACTGCATTGACATCGTTTGCGGCTAATCCAGCGGCAGCGAGAGGATTGCGGGGAATGTTCGGCAACACCTACAACTACTCTCCGTTTGGAGGTGGTAGCGGCACGTTTGGCGAGGGAGAATACTGATGGCAACCGATATCGTCCAATCCCTGTTTGGCGTGACGCCAGAGATGTACCAGCAGCGTCAAGCTGCTGCGGCTGACGAGCGTGCGCTGGCTCTGGCGCAACTCAACCCCATGCAGCGCGCTGAGTTCAACATTGGTCGTGGTGCGTATGGACTTGCTGGTGCGTTGGGTGGGCCTGATCCGCAGTTGCAAATGATCAGCGCCCGTAACGCGCTGGCTAGACAGATTGACTTTAACGACCCAATGTCCATCCAAGCAGGTGTGCAGTCGCTCACCCAGGCTGGCGATACGATGGGCGCGATGATGCTGGCCGATACGGCTCGCAAAGCGCTTTTGGGAAGTCAGCAAATCCGCAAAGCCACCGCAGAAGCGGGCAGGCTAGAGCTTGCAGCAAATCAGGAAGCTAAGTTGCGCGAAGAACTGGGCAACTTGGGCGAGAACCCAACACAAGAGCAAATTCTTGGTGTTGTTGCTAAATTTGGCCCGCCTGAAAAAGTGCTTGCTGCACTGCAAACTTCTGCCGACAAGGCGGCGTCTCGAACAGCCGCAGAAGAGAGGGCCCGTCTTGATCGACAAGCCGCAGAAGAAAAGGCCCGTCTTGATCGAGAGGCTCGATTGGAAGCAGCTCGACTTGCAGCCGAAGCAAGACTTGAAGCAGAACGCGCTCGCGGTGCAACAGCTCGTGAACTCGCTCAAATGCGAGCTGAATCAGCACGCGAGCGCACCGAACTTCTTGCCCAATTCAAGCGCGAGGCAGAAGATCGTAAGGCAGAAGAGCGCCGCAATAAGCCGTTGCCTCCTTCCTTGGCAAAGGAAGAAGAAGCAGATTACACGGCAGCAAGAGCTGCCAGTGATCTTGCTACCGATGCTTATAGCTACTTAAACCGCATCAAGCAAGGCGAGATCCAATTTGGTCTAAAAGAGAAAGCCAGCATCCGCGCTCGTCAATTGATCGGTTCAAGCGCACCAGATGTTGTCGCTCGTGAAGCCTACGATAAGTTTGTTACCAACCTTGTCAATGAGAGTTTGCGTCTGAACAAAGGAACGCAGACCGAAGGCGACGCAATCCGAGAAGCTAAGGCTCTTCAGAGTTCTGAGTCTAAGGAGGCTGCTGCTGCATCAATGAAACGCCTAGTGGAGATCAACACTCGTCGGGCGCAAAATGCGGCAGATGAGGTGCTTCGTCGTAGGAAAAATGCCGGGTTCTCAGAACCTGCAACTCTTGTCCAAGTACCTACATTTGACGTTCAAATCATCAATAATGCGGAATACAGCAGTTTCCTGAAGAATCCTAAATTTCCGTCTGGAACAGTTTTTGTTGACCCCGATGGCGTAAGAAGGGTGAAACCATAATGGCTGACTACAAAAATGCTCCTTTGGCTGACCAACCGGCAGCAGGCCCCTCTGCCACTGAGCGGGCTTTGGGTGTTGATCTGCGCACGCCTTACTCTGGCCCCGCAGAAGCTGCTCGGGCGGTTGGCCAAGGTCTAACCTTTGGATTCCTTGATGAGCTAGAAGCCGCATTCCGCACCGGCGCAATTAGCGGCCCTGAGTACGAGCGCCAGCGCAATCTGTTGCGAGCACAGCAGAAACAGTTTGGCGAAGACATGCCAATCACCCAAGGGGCTTTGGAGCTTGGTGGGAGTGTGCTTGTCCCGTTTGGCGCGGCCAGACAAGTTGGTCGTTTGGCTCCGCAGACACAAGCTGCAATCCTGGGCGAGACTGCCCTAGGCCAAGCTGGTCGAGGGCTTGCTGTTGGCACCGGAACTGGCGCGCTCTCAGGAGCTGGTGCCGCAGAAAAAGATGTTGCGACAGCAGCAATCACAAGCGGTGCTTTCGGTGGATTGCTTGGCAGTACTGCTCCAATCATTATCAACAAGGCCGGCACGACGATTAAGAACGTGCTCAATTCCGCTGGCATTGGAGATCAAGAGACCGCCGCCTCCAAGATGCTGGCGAGCTATCTCAAGAAAGACAATCTGTCCCCGACGGAAGCCCAGCAAGCCCTAGATGAACTGCGTCGAATTGGCGTTCCCAACCCTGTCATTGCAGACCTGGGCAAAAGCCTGAACGATCTGGCATATAGCGCCTATGTTGTTCAGTCGAAGGCCAAGGGAGGAACCGAATCGTTCCTGACCAGCCGGATGATCGATCAGCCCAATGACATCGTGCGCGGCTTGGTTGAGAAAGCAGGTCTGGCCAAGAACGTCAACGGTTTTGAATACTTGGAAGCTCTGACAGCCAAACAGAAAAGCCTGGCTGACGAGGCGTATCCCAAAGCCTACAGCTTGGCGATTGATGCCGTTCCGTTTAGGAAATACGTTGATCGCCCTGTTTTTGTAAAGGCTTACGACGAGGCGGTAAAACGCGCTGGCGTCTATGGAGAGACGCTCCCGCCACTGAGCGAGATCCGCAACGCACAATCAGTTCCTACTGACATTCTGCACAAGATCAAGATTGGCCTTGATCGCGTTGTTGACGCTGAAACCGACACTGTGACCGGCAAAATGTCTGGTTATGGGCGCGATGTTGTGCGCGTCAAGGATGAGTTCAACGATTTGATCAAGTCATTGAATCCTGAATACAAGCGAGCAAACGCAGAGTTTGCCGACGAAGAGCGCATTAGAAAAGCGTTCAAGATGGGCCAGGACTATCAAAAACTTGACGTCGCAGAAGCCTCGGCGAAGATCAAGAAACTCAACCCTGACGAAAAAGAAGCGTTCCGTCTTGGTGTGATGGCTGATGTGAACAACCGCCTCGGAGACTTCAAGGGTGGAGATTTCACCCGGCAGATCTTCAAGTCGGAAAACCAGAAACTGCTGCTGCGTAATGCGTTCCCTAATCAAGACTCATATAACGAGTTTTCTCAATATGTGAAGGCCTTGGGTCAGCAAACAGCTACGGAACGCCGTGTTCTTAGGAACTCTCGCACAGATGAAAACCGAGCCGTTAGGGAAGAGGCGAGCATGCTGGGCACGATTGGTCAAGCAGCCGCCACCGGCGATCCTCTTAGCATGCTCCGTGCTGGTGGCACGGCTCTGCTGGCTAGGGCTAAAGGCATTAGTGGCGAGACGTCAGAGGCCTTGCAAAAGCGCTTGTTCACCACTGACACCATTGAGCAGACGGCGATCTTGCAAGAGCTGAACCGTCGGGCAAGAAAAGCACAGGGTGCCGGTTTGCTGGGTGGAGCTGCGGTTCTTGGCACCAGCACTGGTCTTCTTGGTAATTAATTGACCGTGAGCGACGAGAAGATCAACCACAACAGCCTGATCGAGAAGGTTCTCGGATACGTCGATTCCCCGTTCAAGCTGTTTGCCATCCTATTGATGGCGATCTTTGCGTTCACTGGTTACTTCATTTGGCAAAATCAGGCGTTTCTGCTTGGGGCGTATAAGGAGCAGAAGAAGTTACCCGCCATCGCAGAGGATAGGGTCGAGGATGTCGCGGCGCACCTGTTTAAGAACACCGATGCCGCAGTGGTGGCGATCTTCAAGGTCAACCCCATGTTTGGCACCCGTGTCCTGCATCGGGCGTACACCAAACAGGGCAGGGAGAAGGAGCACGAAGGCCTGGATGTCGGACTGTTCACCTCCAACGTCGCCAACAACAGGGACGTTGTGGCGCTGATGGCGGGTGAGATTCCGTGCGGCCATTACAAGACGGCGCAGTCCGAGATCGGGCTTTGGTACATGGAAAAGGGAATGACCTACGGGTGCCGGGTTGGCGTGCCGCCAGAGCCGGGCAAGCTGGTCGGCCAGATCACCGTGGGATGGAAAGAAGAACCGCCGGACGTAGACCAGTACCGCGTCCTTTTGCAGATTGCAGCAACCATGCTTTCTAGGAGCAAACAGTAATGGAATGGCTAAAACAGATCGCACCGACAATCGCTACAGCGCTCGGTGGCCCGCTGGCCGGTATGGCCGTCTCTGCTATCTCTAAGGCTATTGGCGTCGACGAGAGCAAGGTCGGCGACCTCATCTCTAACAACAAACTAACGGCAGATCAAATCGCTCAAGTCAAACTTGCCGAGATTGAGCTGCAAAAGCAGGCGCAGGATCTTGGGCTTAACTTTGAGGAGCTCGCCGTAGACGACCGCAAAAGCGCTCGAGAGATGCAGGTGGCGACCCGATCCTGGGTTCCGCCTCTGCTGGCGGCGTCGGTAACGCTAGGCTTCTTCGCCATCCTTGGGGGCATGATGTTTGGCAAGATGTCGGTGGCCGATAACACCGCGCTGACGATGATGCTCGGCTCGCTTGGCACCGCTTGGACTGGCATCATTGCGTATTATTTTGGTTCTAGCGCAGGCTCTCAAGCCAAAACTGAAATGTTAGGAAAGAAATGAAAGAGAACTTCGACCAAGCTCTGGAAGCTATCCTTCACCACGAGGGCGGCTTCGTCAACCACCCCAAAGACCCTGGTGGAATGACCAACCTGGGCGTCACCAAGCGCGTCTGGGAAGAGTGGGTCGGCCACGAGGTGGACGAGAAGGCCATGCGAGCGCTGACGCCTGAGACCGTCGGGCCGATGTATAAGGCCAAATACTGGGACAAGATAAAAGGCGACGAGTTGCCCACTGGTGTAGATTACGCCGTCTTTGACGCCGCCATCAACAGCGGCCCAGGCCGCGCCGCCAAGTGGCTCCAGACGACCGTGGGCGCTGTGCCCGATGGGGCGATTGGCGCTGGCACGCTCGCCAAAGTGGCCGCAATGGACGCCGAGGAAATAGTCGAAAAGTACCAAGCCACGCGGCTGGCGTTCATGCAATCCCTGCCGACCTGGGATACGTTCGGCAAGGGCTGGGGTCGCCGTGTCACTGAAGTGAAAGATGCGGCGTTAAAAATGGTGTGATATGCCAAACAAACCCAACGCGCAGCAATCCAAGGAATTTGACGGGTTTATCCAGCACTGGCAGCGCGTCTTGAATCTCCAAGACTGGCGCATCGAGCGCGGCATCAAATCCGCTCGTGGTGCGATGGCCAGCGTTGAGTGCGACAGCCCTGCCCGCTTGGCCATTTACCGATTAGGTGATTTTGGAGCAGAGGCCATCACCGAATCCTCGCTGTCGCACACCGCGTTGCACGAGGTGCTACACATCTTCTTGTTTGAGCTGATCCAGGCCGCGCAAGACCCCAAGGCCACGCCAGAGCAGCTCGACAGCGCCGAGCACCGCGTGATCAATGTGCTGGAGCGCGTTTTGGGAGGCTTAGATGGCAGTAGTGATAACCGATGACGAGTTCATCGAGCTTTGGAATACGCACAGAAGTGCGGCAAAGATCGCAAAACTCACCGGCATCAACGAGCGCAAAGTCCATTCGCGCCGTCGAACAATTGAGCAGAAATATAACATCGTACTTGTTGCTAACGATAAGCGTGTTAATGCGTTCGGAAAAGAAGCAGAAAACCACGCAGCACGCTATCACCTAGGTATCGAAAATGGTACGGTGATTGTCTTCTCGGATGCGCACTTCTGGCCCGGCCTTCGCTCCACTGCCTTTAAAGGGCTTCTGTGGGCGATTAAAGAGCTGAAGCCCAAGGCCGTGATCAATAACGGAGATGCCTTTGACGGCGCAGCGATCAGCCGCCACCCGCGAATCGGATGGGACAGCAAGCCCAGCGTGGTGCAGGAGCTGCGAGCCTGCGAGATGTACCTGGGCGAGATCGACGACGAGGCCAAGCGGGCGTATAGCAAAGTTAAACTTGTCTGGACGCTAGGCAACCATGATGCGCGCTTTGAGAACCGGCTAGCCAACACCGTGCCCGAGTTCATGGCGGTGGGAGGGTTTACCCTTAAAGACCATTTCCCGGCATGGATTCCGTGCTGGAGCTGCTGGCCGACCGAGGATGTTGTCGTTAAACACCGCATGAAGGGCGGCGTTCACGCCACGCACAACAACACCGTCAACGCTGGTAAGACCATCGTGACGGGTCACCTGCATTCGCTCAAAGTGACGCCATTCTCCGACTACAACGGCGAACGTTATGGCGTGGATACAGGAACGCTGGCCGACACTAGCGGCCCGCAGTTTGTGGATTACCTCGAGGACAATCCGACGAACTGGCGTTCCGGATTTGCCGTGCTCACATTCCATAATTCCCGGCTTCTTTGGCCGGAACTGGTACACGCTATAGCACCAGGTGCTATACAGTTCCGTGGCCAGGTCATTGATGTGAGCAAGTTGTGAGTCCGTGGCTCATCATCCTCACAGGTGTGATCTACGGCTACATAGCTGTAGAGCAGGCGCTTAAAGGCAACCCAAGCATGACGATCGTCTATGCGGGCTACGCCTTCTCTAATGTGGGGTTGTATCTGATGGCCCGTTGATCCGCTTCATGTGCTCAAGGGATTGATACACCAGCCGAACCTCAGCCATCGCCACCAAGGCGAACTCCTTAGCGTCGTCCAGTCGGCCTTCGATGGCAGCGTTGTGAAGGTTTTTGAGGGCAGTCTCTGCCATCATGCAGGGGTAGGAATAGTCGATCATGCGCGGGAGTAGTAGTGGAAGACTCGCACCTTGGTGCTGACGCCAGGGATGTGGCCGATGTCACGGCCTTCTTTGCGGGCGTTCTCGACGACCTCAGTCTGGCGCATGGATAGTAGCGCACCGTTCTCCTGGGCGAAAATCGACGGGCGAGGATCCTCACGCCAGTGGAAGGGGCTTCCGGGCGGGCATTTGCATTTCATTTGTTTCTCCGGCTCTCGGGTCGAGGGCAGTTAGGTGGTGGGACTACGACGCACCAGACGGCGGTGGTGATGTTGCCGCGTTTGATCCAGCGGTCAATGTAGGCGTCGGGGAACTTGTTGAGCATCCGGTGGATGTGCGAGGTATCGGTCTGCACCGCTTGCGCAATCTGGGCGACTGTTAGGCCATCGCTGGCGCGCAGAAGCTCACGAACTAGTTGGATTCTTACGCCCATAGCAAAAAAGCGATAACTACCATTACTGGGATGCCCCAGAACGTGACGTTCTTGCGCAGCTCAGAATCCAGCGCCAGCGGGATCATCGCCAGCATGGAGACGAAGAGGATCAGGAGGGCGAAGACTAGGATCATTGCTGCCCCCTTGCGCGGATGGCATTGGCAACACCGCTCGGGCAGGTGTCACAACGCGGCTCGTATGACTCTGCCACCTTCGCACACGCCTCGCGCTCGGCTGCAAGAAGTAGACGCAACTCTTGCAAGCCCTCCTCCTGCTTCTGAAGTTTTTCGTAGGCTTCCTTGGCAAACTTCACCAAGTTCTCATGCTCCCACGACTCAAAGTACGGGCCAGTCATTTGACCAGATCCTCTTTCAACTCCTTGATTTGCTCGCGCAGCTTGTTCATTTCACCAGTCCAGTAGGAGCGAGCTGTGCGCTCGCCAGCTACCCAGCCAGCCATAGCGCCCTGCGTTGCCGCCTTGCGAACTAAGCGCACAACATCATCGGTGGAGAGCATCCCGATGGAGTTCTGCGGAGGCGCCATCTCCGCGACGATCTTGTCAATCTCGGTGTTTAGTTTGTCGTGCATTACAGCCACCCCGCAAGAATTGCGATCAGCAGACCGAACAAGATGATGCCGCACAGTCCGGTGATGACCTTATCGGCCACCGAGAACTCGGGCGGGCGCTCGTAGATGCCGCCTCGGGCGTAGGGGCCGAAGGCCTCCTCAAGAGTGCGGGCGTAGCGTTTGGTGGTTTGCATTGTTGTCTCCAGGTGAAGGCCCCGAGGGGCCGGGGTTGTTAGGCGGCGACAGTCGGGACGATTTCGACGCGGTAGTCGATGTCGATCAGAGCCTGGGCTTGGCGGGCCTTGACATCGGCCAGCTCGGCCTTGCTGGGGAAGCGGGTCTCAGGCCATGCGAGCGTAGGCACATAGGCTTGAACCTTGTCGGCCGAGGCAGAAAAGCCTGTTTTGAAACCGCGTCGGCCGTTGCCGATCCACGAGGCCATCCAGGCCACGCCGTACTCGCGGTCGGTTTTGCGGGTGATGGTAGTGCCGTCGGCGAAGGTGGCGGTGTGCTTGGTCATGTCGTTTGCTCCTGTTGCGTTGTCGATGGATGTATCTTCCCACAATTTCACACAATCGCAAGTAGGGACAAACCCTAATTTCACTTCTTGTCTTTTTCTTGCAACAGCCCTTGCTTGATGTAGTGCAGGATCTGAGCTGCCAGCGTCCTAGTGCTGGCCAATGCCTGCTGTCGAATCTGGGCTTCCACCTCCGCCGGGAGGCGCACCGTCATGTAGCGATCTTTTGTCATGTTGTTCCTTGAAAGCGAGGATCTTTGTCTTGGCGTCCTCAGCACCTTTGCCCACTATACACCAGTATTTCACACCTTCTAGGTACGCGATCCAATCCTTCTGTTCGGCGCTCAGTGAGCCGCCCTTGACCCGCTTCATCTCAATCCACAAGCGCCACTCTGGGATGCACAGATCGGGCACCCCGCTACTCACCCCTTCAGCTTTGAGTTTCGCGGCCGTAGAGAGGCTCCTGACGCCTCCATTGGGGATTGCAAAGATCCTCACGCCCTTGAAGGTCTGGCGAAACCAGCGCACCAGCTCGCGCTGCTCAAAATGTTCGCTCGGTACGGCATCAGTCAAAACGAAACCTCCTGCTGCCACTTGTCACACTCTCCCACGGAGGCGGCGAACTCCGGCGGGGGCTGCATCCAGAACTCAATGCACAGGCCATCTGTCCCGTAGTGCTCGCAGGTGTGGCAGCACCTGGGCGGGCCAGCCTTGATCCATTCCTTGTACATCGTTACAACCTCAGGTTCCGCATGTCTCATCCCATGTTCTCCTTACGACTTTGAAAAATTTACCGTCCATCCGGTACTCGATTGCGTTCGGATGTTTCGACTTCCCCATCTGGATGACGATGTAATCGAGCGCCTCCGTATCTTTTAGGATACGAATCTCAGACAGATCAGCTCCGCTCTTCTCAGCAATCGCCATCAGCTTTTGCAGCGCCATCTGCCCAGCGTATCCATCGTTTAGCACGGGGAAATACTCCGTGATCGGCTTATCGGACAGGCTCCCGTAGTAGGTGCAAGCGAGCATCAGGTTGCCGCTGGCCTTGCTGATGTGCCTGCGCCAGCTCCAGCCCGTCACCTCAAAGTCTTTGCCCTCCATCCCCATGATGTCGTCGTTGCGGAGCTTGAGTTTCTTTTCCTCTGGCGGAGGGAAAGGATGGCCGCAGGCGGGACACTCCTTGGCCGAGATATGCACCAGCTCGTCGCAGTTGTCGCAGACCTTGACAGGGGCTTCGCCATCTCCATCACCTCCCTTCTTCGGGGGCTGCACGGCGACAATCGGCCCGTGCATCTCGACCACGCCAGCGAAGTCAAGCACCAAGCAGTGATCGGTGTGGCTCTTGACGCGCATCCCACGGCCTGCCATCTGGACATAGAGGCTCGCGCTCATGGTTGGGCGCAGCATGGCGATCAGGTCAATATCGGGGTAATCGAAGCCCGTTGTCAGTACGTTGGCGTTCGTTAGCGCACGCAACTTGCCAGCCTTGAAGTCATCGAGCATGCGCTTGCGCTCGGCCTTTGGCGTCTCTCCGGTGACGCACTGCGCGGCCACTCCATGCTGGCGCAGGACTTCGGCAACGTGCTCGGCGTGCTGCACACCAGTACAGAACACCAGCCAAGCCTTGCGATCTCCAGCTAATGCAATCACCTCCTGCACCACGCGCTGGTTGTTGTCGTCCGTGTCCACGGCTGCTTGCAGTTCGCTCTCAATGAACTCGCCCCCGCGCTTCTTGACCCCGGACGTATCGAGCTTGGCGCTGGTGACCTTGGAGCGCAGTGTGGACAGGTATCTCTTGAACACCAGTTCTTCGATGCTCACCGGCTCCAGCAGCGCATCAAAGAGAGCGGGCTTGTCGGTGATCAGGCCATGCCCCAGCCGATACGGTGTGGCGGTAAGCCCCACAACGCGCAGCGCCGGGTTGATTGCCTTGAGGTCGGCCAAGAGCTTGCGATAGCCTCCCGCCTCCTTGTGATTGACAAGGTGGCACTCGTCAATGATCACCAGGTCAAGGTGGCCCAGCATCTCGGCCTTCGTTCGCACGGACTGGATGCCAGCAAACGTAATCGGCTCGCCAATGTCTCGCTTGCCAATGCCAGCGCTATAGATGCCCATCGGTGCGGCAGGCCAATGCAGACGCATCTTCTCTGCGTTCTGCTCAATCAGCTCCTTGACATGAGTGAGCATCAGAACTCTAGTTTCGGGCCAGTTTTGTAAGGCATCCTTACATAGCGCCGCCACGATGTGGCTCTTGCCTGACCCGGTGGGTAGCACCAGACACGGGTTGCCAGCGTTGCCCGCAGAAAACCAAGCATAGAGCTGGTCTATGGTGCGCTGTTGGTAGTCACGGAGCATCAGCCAACAATCCTTCCATTGAACTCCTCGCGCAGCTTGGCAATCTGATGCCCAGGATTCGCGCACTCGCTCGGATTGGCGAGGATCTCCTTGCTGCCAAACACGGCATAGGATGGTTGGCCATTGGCCACCTCCTCGCCGTCGATCATGTAGATCGCAGTCCATTGATCAGGCCCATCCTTGCGCTGCCACGGCACAAGATCAGGATGCAGCACATGGCTCTCGCAGCCAGTGCGCTGGGCGTCTAGCGGGATCGAATCATCCCAGCGGGCGCAATGCCAAGTGCTGTCAGACTTGGGCGTAGCATGCGCGCAGGTGCGGCAGTTGGCGTGCTCCGTGGTCTTGCTCTCGTGGCAGAACTTGTGTGCATCGCAGAACTTGCACTGATACCAGCTCGGGTCTTCGCTGATCGGTGGTGGCATGCGCTCGGACAATGCAATGTAATGCCCACGGCGCACATACTTTTCCGCGATTTCCTTGTCATATTTGACGCGTTCTGTATAGATTTGGTCGTTATCTTTACAGATGGCGAAGTAGAGCGCCCGCTCGATACCCGTGCCGTGCATGTAGACCTGCATCTGAACGAAGTGCTCGGGCTTGGATTTCTCCACGCCGTTCTTGACCATGTCGTCAAATGACTTCTTGCTGTGGGTCTTGAACTCGGCCACATGCTGGGCCTTGGGGGCTTCTGGCACGCCCTTCTCAATGATCCCGTCCAGTGAGCCAGAGACATGACTGCCAAAATCCACCCGGTGCTGGGTGGAAACCTTGCGAACGTCTATGCCAATGGCCCGCAGATCAGCAATGATATTCGTCTCCTCTTGGTGGCCACGGCGAAACAGGCGCAGGATTCGGCCTGGGAACTTGGGCTGTACAGCCCACCGGAACGACAGCCAAAGCCAGCGGTCACACACATGGCCCAGAGTGCTAACGCCAAGGTGCGGCCTGGGGGCTTCAGCTTTTTGCTCGTGGTGCTTGTCAATCAGCGCCTGGATGCTATGATCCGACTCGGGTATTTGCATTGCCCACTCCTTGTTTAGTTGTTTGATTGCCCCCGGCGTAAAAACCGGGGGCTATTTTTTTACTTCTTAGCCCAAGGCGGTGCAGCGCTCTTCGCTGCGGCAGGGGCAGGCGCAGCGGCCACCGTTGCCACCGGTGCGGGGCTACCGGACATGGACTTGTAGCCCTTGACCTCGTTGCCCGCACCATACTGGGCGTCTTCCTTGATGGAGAGCTTGATACCGAGCTGGCCACCGATGAGCTGGTCGGTGTCGGTCACCTTGCCCAGACCAATCGCCCGCATGATCTCACCCAGGTCAGCGCGGCCAATCTCTTCGGCCTTCGGATTCGGGTTCTTGATGTTCAGATTACCGAACACCACGCGCCCCTGATGCGACGGGCCGGTGATGTCGTAGCGCAGCTTGATGTACTGGCCGGTGCCAGCCTTGGTGTCCTTCAGCTCGGCTTGGCTAATGGTGGCGGTGTACCAGCCAGCGGGCAGAGGTTCGAAAGCGCCGGTGTTGCCCTTGGGCAGTTCGTTGGCGTCAAAAGATTCGGGTAGGAAAGCCATGATTACTCCTTAACAGTGATTTTGAAAGACGGACGGCCCGGTTTGACCGTGATTGCACCAGCCAAAGGCCGAGTGATTGCTTCGTCGGCCTGCTTCCAGGCTGACATGTTGATTTCAGGCTTCCACCTGAACAGATTGGGAAGGTGATCCGACAGACCCATCTCTGCGGCCAGCTCTTGCAGCTTGGTGGAGTCCACCTTGCGGTCGATGCGGCCTTGGATCTTGACCACGAAGCCCGTAGGCTCGGCTGTCTCGGTGGACTCAAACGCCTCGGGCAAGCCAAGCATCTTGACGATCTGGTCTTCGATCTTGCGGCGCTCGGTGACGGCCTCTTCTTCAGAGGTCTTCCAGCGTAGCCAGTCGTTGCTTAGTTCTTTGAGGTCAGTCATGCTCTGTCCCCAATTTTCTGAATGATCGCACCCAGATCCGGCGCTTCCCAAGCGGAGAGCTTTCCCGAGCGATCTTTGGCCAGCCACAGTCCGTCGCTGTCGCACATGATGGCCCGTTGGGTCACGCCCTCGGCATCGCGCTCTACGCGCAAGGCCAGCACCTCGTCGAAGAAGTACGGCAGGCCTTGGGTCAGACTCTTGCCGGGCATTCCGGGGTTGTAGAGCATCTTGCCCATCTCGTCTTGCGACTTCTCCAACTTGGCGCTCATGTAAACGTGCTTGCCGGGAAGGTCGCGGAAAGCGCGGATCAGCTCTTGCATCGTGGTGTTCATCTCACCATACGCTGCGCGGCCGTCCTTGTTCTTCTTCATCTCGTGGTTGAGGACGACTTCCGCCACCTCCGAGATGCTGTCCAGCGCCACGGACTTGAACTGCCCAGCCTCGGCGCTGTCCTTGCACCAAGTGAAAGCCTCACGCAGATCGTCCATCGAAGCGATCTCGATGTAGGGCAAGTCTGCGTCCTGAATGGACAGCAGGCCACCCTCAGCCGAGAGCACGATGGGATTGGGCAGCGTTTTGATGAGGCTGGTCTTACCGGCACCGGCTTGCCCGTAAACGAGCAGCTTGACGCCGTTGGCAGATAGACTGCCAGTAGTCTTCAGATTGATTGCCATGCGGCACTCCTGTTTTTGCACCTCCTTCTGGAAATCAGTTCGAGGTGTGTTGCAAATGTAGCGGGTTTCAATGTACGATGTCAACACCGCATGAAAAAAAATCCAGAAGGACAAAAATGAAGACCCAAGAGGCGGTCGCCTACTACGGCGGCACGAAGAAATTAGCGGATGCACTAGGAGTGTGGCCCCAGGTAATCTACGCTTGGGGAGAGCGGCCCCCGATGTCTCGCCAGTATGAGCTGGAGGTAAAGACCGAGGGCGAACTCAAGGCAGATCGGGAGTCGGTGAATGGCTGACCCCTTCAAGATCGACAGCCCAACCTGCATCAGCTTCAGCGGTGGACGCACCAGCGCTTACATGCTGTGGCGGGTGTTGCAGGCCAATGGCGGGTTGCCACAGGAGGCGGTTGTTTGCTTTGCCAACACTGGCAAGGAAGACGAGGCCACGCTGCAATTCGTGCATGACTGTGGCAAGCGGTGGGGCGTGCCTATCAATTGGTTGGAATACCAGCAAGACGAGCCGCGCTATCGTGTGGTCAACTTTCAGAGCGCCAGTCGAGACGGCGAGCCGTTTGAGGCAATCATCAAAAAGCGCAACTTCCTGCCAAATCCTGTTGCTAGGTTCTGCACCGTGGAACTGAAGATCCAGCCCGAGCTTAAATTTCTAAAGTCGCTTGGCTGGGATGAATGGGACAACTTTGTTGGAATCCGAGCGGATGAGCCTCGGCGCGTAGCGAAGATCCGTGCTAATCCAAGCGGCGGAAAGTCTGGCCCCGAGCGGTTGATGCCTCTCGCAGAAGCTGGCATAACCAAAGATGAAGTTGGCGCTTTCTGGCGTGAGTCGGATTTCGACTTAGGTCTTCCAAACCATAACGGCGTGACCTATCACGGTAACTGCGATCTGTGCTTTTTGAAAGGCGCGTCGCAGATTCTGAGTTTGATCGCAGAGAAGCCAGAACGTGCAATCTGGTGGGCGGCACAGGAGAACAGCATTTCAAACAGCCACATCAAGAACGGCGGTTTGTTCCGCAGTGATCGCCCCAGCTACGCCGAGATGGCAAAGTATGCCGCCCAGCAGACTGATATGTTTGACAAGAACGAAGAAGCCATTGCGTGTTTCTGTGGAGATTAAAAATTGGCTGACCTCTCCAACATCTTAGGTGGCCCGTGGTCACCCTCGCCACAGCGACAGATCGCTCCCCCTGACGTTCAGCTCATTGACGCCATTCGCGCAGCGGGCCTTGAGCCGCCTGATGAGGTGCATTTGGACGGCAAGATTCACCGGTTCAAATCCGGCAGCAAAGGCTCGCCAGGACATGGCGATAAACCGGGCTGGTATCTGGTCTTTGGCGACGGCATCCCCGCTGGGCGCTTTGGCTGCTGGCGATCGGGCATTGAGGTGACTTGGCGCGCCGAGGTCGGGCGAAAGCTCACGCACACTGAGGAGATGGCCAATGCAAAGCGTCTTGCTGAGGCCAAAGCCCTGCGTGATGCGGCCCTTGAGCGCCAGCACCAAGTGGCAAGCGAGACGGTCGAGCAGATCTGGGCCAACGCAAACCCCGCAAGTCCTGAGCACCCGTACCTTGTGGCCAAGGGAATTGGCGTGCATGGCGCACGCATTACCGGCGACGGACGCCTTGTCGTGCCTCTGTACGATGCCGACGGGACGCTATCGAGCCTCCAGTACATCGATCACCAAGGCGGCAAGCTCTATCACCCTGGTGGTCAGACGGGCGGCAAGTTCTGGCAGCTCGGCTCAACGGACGAGCCTGGCACGATCTACGTCGCAGAGGGCTTTGCCACCGCTGCAACGATCCATGAAACGATTGATCGCCCCGTGATCATTGCCTACTCGGCCTCCAATCTCGTGACGGTCACCGGCAAGTTGCGGGAGATTTATGGTGCAGCGCAGGATCTGGTGATCGTGGCTGACAATGACAAGTCGGGCGTTGGCCAGCGCTACGCCGAGCAGGCCTGCGCCAAGTTTGGAGCGCGCATGGTTATGCCTCCAGAACCTGGCGATGCTAATGATTATGCCCAAGCCGGAAACGATTTGGCGAGCCTTCTCGCACCCGCTGCCGATGATTGGCTAGTCCCCGCAGACGACTTCTCTGCTCAGCCAAGTCCCATCTCGTGGCTGGTCAAGCGCTGGATCCAAGACCACGCTCTTGTCATGGTTCACGGGCCGTCGGGCGGTGGAAAGACGTTCGTCGTGCTCGATTGGTGTCTGCGTATCGCCAGCTCTAGCGCCGACTGGTGCGGCAACAAAGTGCGCCACGGCAGCGTGGTCTATCTGGCCGGTGAAGGTCACCACGGTCTGCGCGGACGTATTGCCGCCTGGAAGCACCAGCACAAGCCCGGCCCGATCAACATGTGGCTGTCCAAGCACGGCTGCGATCTAAATACGCCCGCTGGATACCTCAAAGTGGTCGAGCACATCCGTATGCTGCCCAGCCCGCCGAAGGTGATCGTGGTCGATACCCTGCACCGATTCCTAGCGGGCGACGAGAACAGCGCCCAAGACGCCAAGACCATGCTGGACGCCTGCGGCAATCTCATGCAGGAGTTTGGCTGCTCGGTAATCCTGGTGCATCACACCGGCGTATCCGAGGAGGCCCAGCACCGTGCTCGAGGATCATCAGCTTGGCGCGGTGCATTAGATATTGAGATAAGTGTGATTCCCGCCGGGCCAAATAGCCCCATGCAATTGGTGCAGAGAAAGTCCAAGGATGCGGAGCTTGCAAAGCCGGTATTCTTGGATTTGCAGCAGGTAACTATTCCGGGATGGTATGACGAAGATAATCAGGCGGTAACTAGCGCCGTAATTATTGAGTCGCAAGCCCCAGCAGCACCGACTAAGAAGGACTCCAAGATAGATGGGTTTAGGAAGGTGTGGGAGAACGCTTGGTGGGCCAGCGGTGCGGAGGATCTGGGCGGTGCGCCGTACCTCACCAGATCAGCACTCAAGGACAAACTGGCGGCTGACGGCAACGCCGAGCGCACCATCAGGAACATGGTCAACCCGTCGTACAACGACAAAATGATCGGTGCGATGCTCCAGGCTGGGATGATTGAGGCCACCGAGCATGGGTGGATCATGGTCGATGAGGCCAACGCCAGTGCGCTGATGTTACGCAAAAATGTTTAATGTGCGGTTTGTGAGAATGTGGGAAAAGTTGACCCTGGATGACCCTAGGGTCATGACCCTGGTCAGGGTCAAAGTTGCTCAAAAAAGCAGCAAAGTTGACCCTCCCTGACCCCCAACCCTTAGGGTTGGGGTCATAGGGTCATGCTGCGTCTGGGGTCTTTGGGGTTTGTTAGTGGATGCTAACAGACGATTTTGGGTGGTGATACGAATTTACTAATGGAGGTTGGGGATGGGAAGGCCAGCGGACTCGAGGACAACGTACTTCCAGCGCAAGCTTGGCGAGGCTGAGAGGCGCATCTTGCAGGCTGCTGGCGAGGGCGACATGAGCAAAGGCTTCAAGGAAGTGCTTGATGCCTACGGACACTTCTATAACCTCGGATTGCGGCCTTGGATGCGTTTGGAGAGGGCAACCCTCACCATCCCCTATGACGAGGACAAAAACGCCTCTGAGAGGCTTTAAGAGGCCTTGCTGCGGCACTGGTGAATAGAGGATGGCTATGGGCGATGAGAACTTGATTGTTAGAGTTAATCATGAGGTGGAGCAGGTACCCCTGGAAAGCACCCTCCGCCCCTCTCTTTCCCAATTTCTCTCCCCAAAATGCGTTAGTGAGCGTTCACTAACTAAGTTATCCACAGCTTATCCACAGATCCGACCCCGAGTTGTCCACAATTGCCCTGTGGACAGCCAGATTTGTAATACTTTTCCGGCCCGAAACTGTGATTTCATTTGACATAATGGCTGTTGTATTTCTCTCGGTCTGTAAGCGTCGCGTAAGTATTCAATGAAATCAACAACTTACGCATCTTGTGCACAAGTTATCCACAGTAGCACTTCCTTCTGTGGACAGCCTGTGGATAACCTGTGGATAACTTGATAGGGGGGGGAGGGGTCGCCTCGGCCGCGAGTAATTGTGGGTGCCTCCCCCCCTCTGAAAAAGCAAAATCGACCTTTTTACATGGAGCTAATGTGATTCCGAAAAAAAAGCCAATGACGATCCAGCAGTACGCAGTTAACCCCCCGTCTATCTTGCCCAAGACGGATAACCAGCGTATCAAGGAACTCAAAGAGATAATGATCCGCTCTGGCGGCAAGGATGTGGCCGAGAAAGTAATCCAGATTGCCCTGAACGATAACCACCCCGGTCAGATGGCGGCACTGAAAATGTGCATGGATAGATCGCTGCCGGTCAGTATGTTTGAAAAAGAAAAGGGGATGAGGTCTGCGGTCAACATTACGATCTCAGGAATTGGCGCTCCTAACGATCCGCCCATAGTGATTGACACAGCAGAAGACGCAAGCTACACTATGAAGAATAGTGAACAGGAATAGAGATGCGCCAACCACTTACTGTTGAGAAGTTAAAAGAGCATGTGCAATACGACCGCGAGACGGGCGTCTTTACCAGGGTAAAAACGCACCCAAAACGAAAATACGTCGCAGGCTCTGTCACTGGCGTTGCTCGGCCTGATGGATATTTGCAGGTGATGATTGATGGCAAGTTGTACCTAGCGCATAGGCTGGCGTGGCTGTATGAGCATGGAAATTTGCCTAGCGGATATATCGACCACATCAATGGCGTCAAGTCCGACAATCGAATTTGCAATCTCCGCGATGTCTCACAGACAGTCAACCTTCAGAACATTCGCCAGGCGCGACCTAACCGCAAGTCTTCAAAATTTCTTGGCGTCAGCTACGCTAACAAGGGTCAAAATCCAGAGAAGCCCTATCGTGCTCGTATAGTTGTTGACGGGAAAGAGCTTCATCTCGGGACTTTTGCTGACGAATACGAGGCCCACATTGCGTACTTGGCGGCTAAACGTGTCTACCATGAGGGGTGCATGCTGTGAGTGATTTAAATTTCTCCCTCCTGCCCTGGCAGCAAGAAGTCTTTAAGGACACAGCCCGATTCAAGGTCATTGCGGCTGGCCGTCGGTGTGGCAAGTCGCGCTTGTGCGCCGTGACCCTGATCATTGAAGCCCTGAAGTGCCCGCAAGGCTCGGCGGTTCTTTACGTTAGTCCCACTATGGGACAGTCCCGCCAGATTGTGTGGGACTTGTTGCTAGAGCTGGGCCGAGATGTGATCCAGTCCAGCCATGTGAACAATCTGGACATCACCATGATCAATGGTGCCAAGATTTACGTTCGCGGAGCTGACCGGCCTGATACGCTGCGAGGTGTTTCTCTCACCTACGCAGTGCTCGACGAGGTGGCGGACATTAAGCCGGAAGCCTGGGAACAAGTTATTCGCGCCAGCTTGTCTGACCGCAAGGGCCGCGCCCTATTTCTGGGGACACCAAAGGGTAGAAATTGGTTCTACGATTTGTTCAAATTGGGTCAGTCGCAAGAGGATAGTGAGTGGAAGAGCTGGCATTTCACGACTAGGGACAATCCGCTTATTGATCCTTCCGAAATCGAGAGCGCAAAGAAGACGCTATCGAGTTTCGCGTTCAAAACCGAGTACTTGGCGAGCTTCGACAACGCGGGATCAAACATCTTTCGGGAAGAATGGCTAAAGTACGGAGAAGAACCGAACAGCGGCAGCTACTTCATCGCGGTGGACTTGGCGGGTTTTGAGGAAGTGGCCAAGCAAGCGGCCAACGCCAAGAAGAGATTGGACGAATCGGCTATTGCGATCGTCAAGGTGACGGAGGATGGCAAGTGGTTCGTCAAGGAAATCGAGCACGGGCGCTGGGATGTGCGGGAGACGGCCGCTAAGATCCTGATGAAGATCCGGGACTACCGCCCGCTGTCCGTCGGGATTGAGCGCGGATCGCTAAAAAACGCGGTTTTGCCGTATTTGAGCGATCTGATGCGAAAAAATAACGTCTACGCGCATATCATTGACCTGACGCACGGGAACCGAAAGAAGGCGGATCGCATCATTTGGGCCTTGCAGGGCCGCTTTGAGCATGGCAGAATCGTGCTAAATCAGGACGAAGACTGGTCCGATTTCATCGACCAAACGCTCATGTTCCCGGCACAGGGTGTTCACGATGATTTGCCCGATGCTTTATCATATATAGACCAGCTTGCGGTCACATCTTACTTCGAACAGGACGAACAAGATGACTGGCAACCGCTGGATGTAATTTCAGGGGTGTGACTATGGAACCTAACGAATTCTACGAACCTACCGAGGGTGACAAGGAGCTTCTAGCATTCGTTACGGATCACTGCGACCGCTGGCGCGACTGGCGCGACACCAACTTCCTGCCTTCGTACCTGGAGTATGAGCGCATCTTCCGTGGCCAGTGGGCGGCGGAGGACAAGATGCGCGAATCTGAGCGCTCCAAGCTGGTGACTCCTGCCACGCAGCAGGCCGTTGAGACTCGGCACGCGGAGATCATGGAAGCGATCTTCGGCCAGGGCGAGTTTTTCGACATTGAGGACGATCTCAAGGACATCGACGGCAACCCGTTGGATGTTGAGATGCTCAAAGCCCAGTTGATGGAGGATTTCAAGCAGGACAAGATCCGCAAATCCATCGACCAGATCGAATTGATGGCCGAAATCTACGGCACGGGCATTGGCGAGATCGTTGTCAAGACTGAAAAGACGTTTGTCCCCGCTACGCAGGCGATTCCTGGCCAGATGGGCCAAGCGGCCATCGGTGTGATTGAAAAGCCCCGCGTTGCGGTGAAGATTGTGCCGGTCAACCCCAAGAATTTCTTGTTTGACCCCAACGGCACGAGCGTTGATGACTGCATGGGTGTGGCAATCGAGAAGTATGTCTCGATTCACAAGGTGGTTGAGGGCATGGAGCGCGGGATCTACCGCAAGGTGAACATCCAGCCCGCTGGGGAAGACACCGATCTGGAGCCGACGCAGGAGATCAGCCAGTACGAGAGCGATAAGGTTCGTCTCTTGACGTACTACGGCCTGGTGCCGCGTGAGTACTTGAAGGCTGCGGAAGAAAACGAAGTCGAAGACCTGTTCCCCGATGATTCGGTGGCCGATGAGTACAGCGATCTGGTGGAAGCGATCGTGGTGATCGCCAACGAAGGCTATCTGCTCAAGGCCGAAGAGAACCCGTACATGATGAAGGATCGCCCTGTGCTGTCCTATCAAGATGATACGGTGCCCAACCGTTTGCTGGGGCGCGGTACGGTCGAGAAGGCCTACAACATGCAAAAGGCCATTGATGCCGAGGTGCGTAGCCACCTTGACTCGCTGGCGCTGACCACCGCCCCCATGATGGCGATGGATGCCACGCGTCTGCCTCGTGGTGCGAAGTTTGAGGTCAAGCCGGGTAAGGCGATCCTCACGAACGGCAATCCCAACGAGATTCTGTTCCCGTTCAAGTTCGGCAACACCGATGGTGCGAACCTCGCCACGGCCAAGGACTTCGAGCGCATGCTGCTGCAATCGACGGGCACGCTCGATAGCCAAGGCATGGTCAGTCAAGTCTCCCGCGATGCGGGTGGCCTGTCGATGGCAGTGGCCACGATCATCAAGAAGTACAAGCGAACGCTGGTCAACTTCCAGGAAGACTTCCTGATTCCGTTCATCCAAAAGGCGGCGTTTCGCTACATGCAGTTTGACCCCGAGCGCTATCCGTCGGTGGATATGAAGTTTATCCCGACGGCAACCCTTGGCATCATCGCTCGCGAGTACGAGCAGCAACAGTTCATTGGCTTGCTGCAGACGCTCGGCCCGAACACTCCGGTGCTGCCGCTGCTCCTGAAGGGCATCTTGACCAACAGCAGCCTCACCAACCGCTACGAACTCATCGGTGCTCTGGAGCAGATGGCTCAGCCCAATCCCGAGGCGCAGCAGATGGAGATGGCCAAGCAGCAGCTCGCACTGCAAGCGGCTCAGGCTCAGATCGCGGTGCAGACGACGCAAGCCGAGCAGAACCGGGCAGAGGCTGCGAAGCTGATGACCGAGGCGCAACTGATGCCGCAGGAAGTGCAGGCCAAGGTGATCGCATCGACGACGAAGAACCTGCCTGCTGGCGCTGAGTCGCAGGAGTTCGACAAGCGCGTGAAGATCGCAGAGCTGATGCTCAAGGAAGCGGACATTAAAAATAAGTCCAAGATCGTTGAGCTTCAGATGGCCGAGAAGCAAAACAAGGTCAGCGGTATGGAGCAGGACTTCTTGGACGAGCTGACCAAGGAGCTGGGCAATGGACGTTGAAAGCCTCGCTAAACAGCTAATCCTCCAAGGCATGTCCGAGGAACAGCAAAAGGCTGTTCTGGACTCCATTCGCGGCACGATGGCCAAGAGCCGCGAGCTGCAAAAGCAAAAGGTTGGCGAGCAGGCTCGTCTGGTGATCGAGGCGCTCAAGAAGATTGAGTCAGACATTCGTTCAAAATATGACGAAGTCGGCAACAAGATCGAACAGCGCGTTGCCTCCATCAAGGACGGCAAAGATGGGCGAGACGGCACCAATGGGCGCGACGGCCGTGCGGGTCGCGATGGATCTACTGGCCCAATGGGGCCCAAGGGTGCTGACGGTCGCAACGGGGTGGACGGTCAAGACGGTGTAGATGGTGTCTCTGTCACCGACGCGCACATTGACTTTGATGGCTCGCTGATCATCAGCTTGTCCTCGGGCCGTACGATCAACGTGGGCGAAGTGGTCGCCCCTGATCTGGCCGAGAAGATCAAGGTCATCACGAATGGCGGCGGCACGAGCCAGTCGGTGCTCGATACCCTGGCCTCGCTTCAGACCCAGATCAACAACATCTACCCCAGCCAGACTGGCAATGCGGGTAAATTCCTCACGACTAACGGAACGGCTGTTTCTTGGGCGTCGGTGGCGGGTGGCCTTTCATACCAGGGTACTTGGAACGCATCGACCAACACCCCGACGCTGGCCTCTGGCGTTGGCACGAATGGCTACTACTACATCGTAGCCACGGCGGGTTCGACCAACCTAGACGGTATCACCGACTGGCAGATTGGCGACTGGCTGATGTTCAACGGCACGGTCTGGCAGAAAATTGACCAGTCGAACCTCGTGACTTCGGTCAACGGTCAGACGGGCGCTGTGTCGCTGACGACGACGAACATCAGCGAAGGCACTAACCAGTATTACCTTGATTCCCGTGCTCGCTCGGCGGTAAGTGCTGGGACGGGCATCAGCTACAGCAGCGCGACAGGCGTCATCACCAACAGCGCCCCAGATCAAACGGTGGCGCTGACTGCTGGTACAGGTATCAGCACCTCTGGAACGTATCCCAACTTCACCATCACCAACAGTGCGCCAGATCAAACCGTATCGCTCACGGGCGCGGGTACTACGAGCATTAGTGGGACGTATCCGAGCTTTACGGTTACGTCGAATGACCAGTACACCGGCACCGTTACTTCAGTAGGCGGCACAGGCACCGTCAACGGCATTAGCCTGTCAGGCACGGTGACTTCCAGCGGAAGCCTGACACTGGGTGGCACACTTTCGGGTGTTGACCTCACAACCCAGGTGACCGGCACGCTGCCGATTGCCAATGGTGGTTCAGGCCAAACCACCGCTCAAACGGCCATGAATGCCTTTGCGGGCGCGGTGACTTCTGGCTCGTACCTGCGCGGTAACGGCACTAACGTTGTTATGGCCTCGATTCAGGCTGGCGATGTACCGACGCTAAACCAGAACACCACGGGCACCGCTAGCAACGTAACGGGCACCGTCGCCATTGCCAACGGCGGTACAGGCCAGACGACGGCCAACACGGCCTTCAACGCCCTGGCCCCGAGCCAGTCTTCGCAGTCGGGCAAGTACCTGACCACGGACGGAACGAATACTTCCTGGGCGACGGTCAATGCGGGGGCATCGCTGTCCAACGACACGGCGACCAGCACGAACCTGTACCCGCTCTTTGCGGCTGCAACTTCGGGCACTCCGACGACGCTGTACACGAGCAATGCTCAATACCTCTTCAAACCCAGCACGGGCGAGTTGAGTGTGAAGGCTCCGCGTGCGAGCAACGGCATTGTGGTGAACAGCCAGACGATTAGCGCTGATTACACGATTGCCTCGGGCGATAATGGCGGCTCGTTCGGCCCCGTGTCGGTGGCTTCCGGCATCACGGTGACGGTTTCTTCTGGATCTACTTGGACGGTGGTATGACCCTCGTACTCAACGGCACTACTGGCGTCTCTGCGGTCGATGGCTCCGCGAGCACGCCTGCCATTCAAGGCAACGACTCCAACACCGGGATGTTCTTCCCCGCTGCTGACACCATCGCGTTTGCTGAAGGTGGTACGGAGGTCATGCGGATTGATAGTTCGGGGAACGTGGGCATCGGGCAAAGCACCACACCCTCGGTGTTCACTAACTACAAAAGCCTCTATCTAAACGGCTCTTCTGGCTCTGCAATACAGATGCAGTACGGCGGAAGTTTGGCATCAAACATTGTTGCCGACTCCAACGCAATGTATTTGCAGAATATTACCGCGCTTGTGTTTGGGACTGGGGGCACTGGAACTGGCACCGAACGCGCCCGCATCGACTCCAGCGGGAACCTGCTGGTGGGGACGACGAACGCCACGGGTGACGGCACCGGCATTGAGCTTAGGCCCAACACCGAAAACGGCGGTTTCTTCACTGTCAAGAAATCTTCGTCGTCTGTGTCTGGCGACAAATTCGTCATGTTTACCCGCAACGGCTCAGTCATTGGCTCGATCTCGCAAAACGGAACGACTGGCGTTACCTATTCAACTTCTTCCGACTACCGCCTAAAAGAAAACGTTGCGCCCATGACGGGGGCGCTTGCAAAGGTCGCATCGCTCAAACCTGTTACCTACAAGTGGAAGGCAGACGGCTCTGACGGGCAGGGTTTCATAGCGCACGAACTGCAGGCTGTCGTGCCTGACTGCGTTGTTGGTGAAAAAGACGCGGTCGATGCAGAAGGCAACCCCATCTATCAAGGCATCGACACCAGCTTCTTGGTCGCCACGTTGACTGCAGCTTTGCAAGAGCTGAAGGCCGAACTCGACGCAGCCAAGACCCGCATCGCCGCGCTTGAAGGAGCCGCATCGTGAGTCTCGTAAAAGTACAAGGCAACGCCAGCGGCACGGGCATCTTCACGGTGGCCGCACCGAACAGCAATACGGATCGGACGCTGACGCTGCCGGACAGCACGGGCACCATCGCCACGGCTGAATCCACTCTGTCGCAGTTCAATGTTTCTGGCTCTGCGCCGGTCTATGCCTGCCGCGCTTGGGTGAACTTTAACGGCACGGCAAGTAGCAACCTGACGGGAACATACTCGCAAAGTGGCACAACCATAACCATTACGATTACCAATCACGGGTTAATTGCGGGGAACGGCGTCTATATAACATTCCAATCTGGCGCAGCAACCGCAGAGGCATTTACCGTTGTATCTGTAACCAATGCCAACGTGTTTGTCGTAACTTCGGCAACATCAAGGACTACAAGTGGAAACTGCACAGCCAACTTCAATACGATTCGGGCGAGTGGCAATGTGTCGAGCATCACGGATAATGGGACGGGTAACTACACAGTGAACTTTACGACTGCGCTGCCAGATGCAAATTACGGCGTCTCGTTCGGCAGTGGGTTTAACTATGGGGCTGTTTCACCTGCCACTATATTTGCTAATCCAGCGGGAACCAACGGGGCCAAGTCAACCGCGTCTTTGTCCTTAATAGCTTACAACAGTAGTTTTAGCATTTTTGACCCAGCAGAGGTTTACCTCGCCATCTTCCGCTGAAAGAACCCAATGACCAAACGAATAATCTACAAGACCCCCGACGGCGGCGTGGCTGTCATCATCCCAGCCACCACAATCGAAGCCTGCATGAAGGACATTCCAGAGGGCGCTGAGTACGCCATCGTGGATGTCTCCGAGATTCCGTCTGACAGAACATTCCGTGGAGCCTGGACATGGGCATCGTAATCGACATCGACAAAGCCAAGGCCATCGGCCACGACATGCGCCGTGCTGCTCGGGCCGAGGAGTTCAAGCCCTACGATCTGAAGGCTACCATTCCGTCTGAAGCGGTTGCGGCTGAAGCTGCTCGTCAGGCTATCCGTGAGAAGTATGCTGCGATTCAGTCTGAGATTGATGCTGCGGCTACCACGGATGAGATTAAGGTTGCGCTATGTCTAACTTAAAAGTCACCACCATTAACGACAAAGACGGCGGCAGCAATGCCGTCCTGTACGGCGTGGCCGCACCCACGGGGTCGATGGGGTTCAGAAATCGGATTTTGAACGGGGACTGTCGCATTGACCAGCGCAATGCTGGGGCGAGTGTGACGCCTACTAGTTCGGCTTATACGCTGGATCGGTGGGGTGTGCTG